ATCTGCATGTGTGGCGCGACGGGCTCGTCAATGTGATACGTGCTGTCGCCAGCGTTAAACGCGACCACGCCGATCACATCTTCGCCTGTCGCGAGATGAACAAGACGAATGTCCGCCATTACTGCTCCTTCTTCGTCCGCGTCTTCTTCGCAGGCTTCTTCGTCGTGGGCTTCTTGGCGACCGTCTTCTTGGTCGAGGTCTTCTTAGTCGTGCGCTTGCGCGACTTCAGCGGAGGCTCAGGCACGATATCGTTGAGGAATACCGAATCGTCATCGTCCGTGAATGTACCCCAAAATTCATCGAGGTCCTCTTGCGTCGTCGGCTCATACGCGTATGAAGCCGAATTATCGATCTCTTCCTGCCATTCGTCCGACGTATCCGCATCGTCATGCGGCCGCTTTTGCTGCTTGCGCATGGACTCGTAGAACTTCTGCCCGCCGTAGATGGCGAGAAAGAACACCAGAAAAATACCCACAACAACAATGAAATCAAGCATTAGTTCTTCCCCTTTGCGGCGTTCTGCCGAACACGTTCACTGATCTTATTCAACTCCTCATAAATCCGTTCAATTGAACGTCCTGTTACCCGTTGTTCTTCGTCAATCTGTCGGTAGACATTCGCAAACTGGTCGTCGAGATTACGCGTATAGTTCGCAATTCTCTGACCGAGAACGAATCCGACAATACCGACAAGAACACTAATGCTGACTGCGATCATACTGTCTCCTGTTGTGTGAATAGTTTGTACTCTGCTTTGCGTCGTCTGGTCAATCCTTCGAGCGGCACGAGCGTGTTCGAATGCGAATCGCGGACTTTATTCCAGTCCGTGAACATCTTCTCGGTCACCGTGCCCTTACTATTGATCGTCTTTCGTAGTGTCGATTGCGTGAACGATCCCATTCCAAGATTATAGCAGAAGGAAAAGAGCGCATCAACTTGATTCTGATTCAGTGGCACCGTCACGCTTTGTGCGAGAAAGACACCGATGGATGCTGTGTCTTCACGGAATGCCTTCACCGCTTGTTCCAGATTGATCTTCTGTCCCTTCACGACCGGCTTCCCATCAATGCGAGTGCTTCCGTATCCAATCGTCCATACACCTGCCATATCGGGATATGACAAGAGGCACAGTCCTTCAAATTGCTGAATGAAGCGACAGCCGTTGTCGCTGATGGTGTACGTCATATTAGATTCCTGTTGAGCCAAACCCGCCGCGACGTGTGGTCTGTCGTGTTGGAAGCGAGGCGCGATCCGGTACATCGACGAACCGCGGACGCAGGAGTGGCGGCATGAAGAAGAATTGTGCGATGCGGTCGCCGTGATTGATCGTCACCGGTGGAGCATCGGGAGGAGCGATGTAGGACAGCAGGACACAGACTTCATCGCGGTAGTCACTATCGATGATGCCTGGCGCATTGATGACTTGAATGCCCTGTGCGGCGAGTCCACTGCGACTGCACACAAACAGTGCGGAGTCTTTGGGCAAAGCAAAGTACAGACCTGTGGGAACTTTCGTGACGCGTAGCGGATGCAGCAGAATCGGCGCGTCGGGGCAGTATGCCGTCACATCGTATGCGGCCGCTTCTGTACTCTTTCGTTCAGGTTGACTTGTGCCATTCTCACAGAATACACTCACAATCATAACGAACAACTCCTATGCTTCAAACTTGCGTTTTCCGATTTCGTACTTGGCGACAAGCATCCACTGTGGCTTTTCACGGAACGGAATCACGGTCACTTGATTGACCGCGGCGACCGGTGCTGCGCTTCGCTTCGGGTCGACTAGTTCGACCAGTCCCCATTCTGCCAGCATGTTGGCAATCGTATTGCGTCGAGCGCGGTCAGCTTCCTCGAAATGCGTCTGTTGCGCTTTGCCATCGAGCAGAAACAGTTCCTTGAAATGAACGACGTAATACTTGCCTTGCTTATGCAGAATGTGGCACGATTGATAGAGCTTGCGGTCTTTGCGTGACGCAACGCCGATGCGTGTCAATGTCTCTTTGACCTTGAGAAAGTCATCGGGCGTCTTCAACCGCACCTCGACGCAATCGCGGATCACTTGCGCGATGTGCGGAGGCGCGATGTACTCATGGAGATGTGTCTGTGTCATAATCCGATCCCTTCACTGGCGCAAACCCACCTTTGTAGATACGAGAGCGCAAGTGTGAAATTTGATCTGACGTATGGAGTTCGGCAAGTGTTTTGGCGTGGCGCAGGCTACACCCATAATACTCAGCGACGACTCGTATCTCGTCAGAAATCGTATGCTTGTGCCACGGACTGTACCGTTTCCGTGATCTGAGAGTATTTAGCAACATCCGTGCCTGTAGCTCTGGCGCGAGCCATGGGCGTTCGTTCACGATGTTGGCGGCCAGCACCGAGTCGGGATGATACGAGAACGCACGATTGACGATGAACGGGACATACTGCTTTGCGAAGTCGATATCATCGAGGAACGCGTCGTTCTTCGTATGCGAGATCGCGTTGATGTACTCGAAGAGCTTGGATTGTTTCTTCGCCATCACTTCACCGGAAAGCCGCCCATGATTTCCGTCAGACATGCCAGCATATTCAGCGACTTGTCTGCCGCAAATGCCACGCGGTAGGAATAGTCCGCCAACAGCACAATCGCTTCGGGCAGATGTGCAGGTTCCAGATGCGCGGGCAACGTCTCCGACAGCATTCGATAGAACTGGGCTTCGTTCATATCGTCGTGATCACTGATCCACTTGCGTAGTTTATTGAAGTCTTTCGACGCAAGAATTGCGTACATGGTGCTGATGTCCTTATCCGACATCTGCGACAGAATCTCTCGTGAGAGTTCGCCGCCCACGCTGAATCGCTGAAGCTCGTTGAGCGTACGACGGAAGTCGGGAAAGTGCTGACGCAGGACTTCCATCACGACCGTCTTGTCGTAGGCGACCTTCTCCGTGTCGAGAATCTCGAAGAGCCGCTTGGCAAACTTCGTCATCACCGGTGCCCGTTCGTTCTTCGGCACACTGAAGTCCACGACACTACACCGCGAGTGCAGCGGCGCGATGATGCGATTCGGATGGTTACACGTGAGGAAGAAGCACGTCGTCGAGCTAAACTCTTCAATGAACGCACGAAGCGCCGGCTGCGTCGATTGCGGATTCAGATAGTCTGCCTCGTCGAGGATGACGATCTTGCGCTTGCCTTCCCACGAGATTGAGGACGCGAAGTCCTTGATCTTCACGCGTAGCACATCGATGCCGTTTTCGTCGGACGCATTGATGACCAGCGTATCTGCACCCAGTTCACGCGCAATGGCTTTGGCGACGGTCGTCTTGCCCGTGCCAGCTTTGCCCGTCAACAGTAGATTCACCGTGTCATGCTTGTCGAGGATATTCCGTAGCGTGTTTTCGACGCCGGAGGGAAGAATACACTCATTAATCGACTGCGGTCGATACTTTTCGACCCACACAAACTGTTCACGCGCACTCATAGTCACTCCCGTTTATCATTCATTGTCTTCACGCCCGCAAAGAACTGAAGAAGAAGAATGATGGCAAACCACCAGACGACAATGACTAACACTGCAATGCCGATAAATGCCATCATTCTTCTCCTGTCTACGACTTCTGAACGATGTAGTACGCGACGGGTTCCGCGAGATGCTGAAGATGCACGTACGGCCAATTACCGACGCTCACCGTATATCCACCATCCATGACCAGATCGAAGTGTTCACGACGGAACTTCACCTGAAGCTTCGCCCCATTCGCCAGCGTCGTGATGTTCTTCGCGTCCGTATGCACCGGATACGAATAGACGCGTGACGTAGGATTCTTGTCGTCCAGCGGCTTCACAATGATCGTCTGTGCGGCACCATCCACGTCGATGACGACAACAGGCAGATTGTTGATCGCCGCGAACTTCTTGATCTCCTTCACCGCCGTATCGGGCAGCGTGAAGACCGCCAGCGGATTAGTAATGGGCAGATCCTTCTCAGGCGCCGTCAGAATGACCGACGGATCGGAGTACGGATACTCCACATGCGATGGACTGTTCGCACCACGAATGACGAACTGCTTATCCTCAAACGTCAGAACCGGCTTGTCGTAGCTCGACAGATTCGCCAGCAGTTCGGGCAACTGATACACCGGCGTGTCCTGCGGCCATTCCTTCTCGAACGTCGCAATAGCCAGCACACTCTTGGATGCGCTCACCGTCTTCTGTGTCGCGCCGTCCTTCAGCATAATGCTGCCGTTGATAGCCGAGAAGTTCTTCAGGATGTTCTTCGTCGATTCACTGATCTGATAGTTGCTCATCATGTCCTCGTTCGTCATTCAGTTGTTGTTCGTACATCAGGTATGCTTCCCACCACTTACACCATGGCTGGTGATTCTCCTCATCACTCAGATACGGCGTATAGTGCTGTGAGCAGTGCTTACAGACGGTTCGCGTGTGGCTGTCCTCCTCCCACGACATCCACGGGGAACGCGTCGGATCAATAGATTGTTTCAGCATCGGGTGTGTCGATTCCTTCCTCAGTCATGTTGTTGATCATATCATAGTACCTCGTGCGATAGCCATGGCAGTCGTGCCATTTCCATTGGAAGTGCTGGTGCTGTTTGGAGACGTAGAGTGTGACGTGTCGCAACGGAAACCGCATGTCGAGTTCGCCGCGGGCACGGAGAGCTTCTACATGCCCAATGATTGCCGTATAATCGGTCAACTGCCCATCATTGATGACCACGATATCGATCAAATCCTGCCCATTTGAGAGGAACGAAGTCTCACTTTCATGAACGTCACTCGCAAATGAGAGCATCTGTTTAGACAGTGGTCGACTCCCTGAGACGAGTTCGTCCACCATCCTGCGGTCACGTACGTCATACGTAGATAGACTCGCAGAGGGACGGTAGACCCACACCACGAGTCCATCCTGACGACGGATCCAGTCCATCTCATTACGGAATCGCGTATCCGTAAAGATATGAATGCCGTCTCCCGTCGCACGACGACCCGATGCCCCGATCCAGATATCGGGGCACCAGGCACGAAAGGCATCTGTGCCCACTTCCTGAAGCACCCGCCGCGGTGTGATGGTCCGCCCAAAAAAGCGTGACCAATACTCGTCCGGCTGTTCGCGCCAGATACGAGACTCTGCGGTATCACCTTCGAGCAGATATCGCGGCCATCCAAAAATCGCCGCGACACCATCCTTCAGCGCACTCGCAAAACTATGCGACTGACCAGATGCGATACTGAGCAGGACATCTTTGTAGGCGTTCTTTCCGCTTTCAATGAAGCCGACGATGCCATAGAAGGGGCGTGTTTGCGCCATCGCTTAGGATCTCTTCTGCTTGGACTTTCGTGCCACGACCTGTGTGGCATCGGGAACGATAGGCGTACTGAAGTC